TATCAATAAGCAGTGGCTCTAGTCATTTTAGAGATGCAACTGGAGGTACTAATACTCCGGCTGTAAATAACTCGACCGGATCAGCATCCATAGTATTCAGTAGTCAAACTTTTACACTTGAGAGTGGTCTTTCAGCAAGTGGCGAAGGTAATACATTTACCATGAGATTGTCAGGAAGTGTAAGCGGGACAGTATGGGAAAAAACATTTAATATTACAGCAGGCACGTATAGCTTATCGTTTAATAGTAGCAGTTATAATGAAGGTAGTAGTACAGCTTGTACACTTACCTACAGCGGAGCACCTGTTAGTGAAACTATATACTATGCTTTTAGTCCTTACTCTAGTGTTGGTGGTAGTCTTACCTCCAGTGATGTTAGCAGCACTGTGTCAGGATCATTCACAAGTAGCGCCACTGGCAGTGGAACACAGAATATAAACGGACCAACACTGACCAATGACTTCACAACAGAAGGCTCAGAAACAATTCAATGTAGAGTTGCTCATTATAATTTAAGTTCATTGAGTAGCTATTATCTAGCTTTTGCAAATGCTACAGTTAATGATACTTCGCAGACACCCAGTGCTAGTGTGTCTGCAAGCACCACCAGTGTAAACGAAGGCGGATCCGTCACTTTTACAGTTACCATGACAAATTACTCAAGTGGAAGCGTCAATTACAATTTAACCCTAAGTGCTGATGCAGAACAAGCCGATGTTACTCCAAATACCGGAACAATTAACATCAGTGGTAGTAGTGGATCAGTAGTGATAACCGCAGTGGCAGATGGTTATACAGAAACCGGTCAAACTGAAACATTCCAGTTGAACGTCCTATCTCCCGGTGATGGAACTACTATAATAGGAAGCAGCCCTGTGATAACAATCAACGATACTAGTACAGGCGTGAATGAGCCAAGTGGAGTAATTACGCAAAATGGCAATCTAACAGCTCATTGGGATTTTTCTTTGTGGAGCTCTAGTGTTGGTACTACATACACAACTAACCAAACTTTACCAAACACAAGTGGTACAAGTATAGGCAGTGCTAGTTCAACACCTAGTATGACTTTTACTACTACTAGTACTAGTTATGAAGCATCAGTAGGAACCATGGGGTCTGGTAGTTTAAAAACACTGAGAAGACCTGACAGTACTAGTAATGGCACAGGAGCTCAAGCATATGGTAGTCCTGCATGGCCCGACATAACCAGCAGTAGTATTCCTATAACAATATTATATGTAATCAAACCTATCAGTGTTAGAAGTGGATGGAACAGAGTTGTTCAAGGTGCTTGGAGTGGAGGCGGAACATATAGTGGAGCTGTTGTTTTTCACAATACAAGTGGTAGTATGAATTATCGCACTGTAAATACTGGCACAAGTACATCTACATCGGGTTATCTAGCCCCTTCAGGACAGTCTGGCATTTCGAATGGAACTTTACATATTTATATGTGGTCATTTCAAGGAACAAGTATTAGATATGCCCATAAATTTGGCTCTGCTTCAATAGTTACAGGAAGCGGCACTCAATCCCAAACAAGATATTACGGAACAGAAACTACAGGTAATAGACGTACCTATGCATTTGAAAATGCTTATTGGAATGGAAATGGATCAGTAGACGTTGGAGAAATTGCAATTTGGAATCAATATTGGACCACAACAGATATGTCGACATTAATTGGTCAACTATACACAAAATGGAGTTAATATGAACTGGGCACAAATTAGAACAAAAAGAGATGAACTTTTAAAAGATGTAGAATGGAGAGTGAGAAGAAATCTTAACCAACAACGTCTTGGAATAACTCCTACTGACAGAATAGAAAAGTTGGACGAGTATATGCAAGGATTGAGAGATATTACACTTCAAGAAGATCCTAATTATATTACTTGGCCACCATTGGTTGAATCAGAAGTTGCTACTGAGTGGAACGATTTATGGCACGACGGAGCAGATAGACTTACAGAAGAACAATATCTAGCACAACAGGAGAATAATCATGACAGTTGACCTAACCAAACAATATTCATTAAACGGTGAATATCCAGTTGATCTTCCTGATAGAATTAGACTTAGCGATGGATCAACAATTACAGGCAGAGAAACTTTCACACAAGAACAAATAGCTGATGCAGGATGGGTTATCGCTCCAGACAAACCAAGTTATAATTCAGATCAATATATTGAATGGGCCGGTGATGACTGGCAAGTAATAGATTACACAACCAGTGATAGAGTGGAAAAGTGGGAAAATATTAGAAATCAGAGAAATGAACGTTTAGAAAAATTTGATTGGCGAGTCACTAGAAATTTAAGCGAAACAAGACAAGGAATACCCAACACAGATGACTTGGCTGAAATAGATCGTTACATGGAAGAACTAAGACAACTTCCGCAAACTCAATCAAACCCTTGGGATATTACTTGGCCCACAACAACAATTGTCGGTGCTCAGCCAGATGATGATGGTAATATTGATTAAAAACTATCTAACCAATTTGGTAAATCTAAATGGTCTTTTTCCCTATTATAGATAGTTTGTATTTTTTCAATTAATTTCTTATCTGTCAAAACAAGTTTAGCACCTCTGTGTAAAGGTTTGGGCCAACAGTGTATTCCAACCCAAGCGTATCCACTGCTTTCGTGATTACAACTAGGAATAAACTCTTCAAATACTGTAACACAAAAAGCATTGTATGTAAACTTTTTATCGTTGCTGATAAAAGTATTAATAGGATGTACTTTGCCTATGTCAGGAAGTATACCTATTTCTTCTTTGCATTCTCTGATTAGTGTTTCTATAGGACGTTCACGTTTGTGTGATTTACCACCCCAAAAACTCCACGTGAGTGGATGACTTGAATTTTTACTTCTTTGTTGTAGCATGATTCTGCCCGTGTCGAGGGCAAGAAAACAACATCCGCTTGCTTGTATCATTATATGTATAGACGCCAAAATCCAGGGTTGTATGTGCCTTCAAATGCATTAACCCAATTTGTGCCGTTCCATTTTAGTTTATCTTGTGTTGTATTGTTGGTTATAATTTGTGGACTAGAACCACTACTAGCATCAAATACAATATTCCATTGCGAACCTCCACTGTCGTATTGGATTATATCATTTTTCTTAGCAGTGCTTCCAAGCCAACCAGTTCCTCCTGCAATATCAGCAGTTATTAGATATCTATCTCCGTTTGATGCTGCTGACAGTGTTCCATCTCCTGGTGTATTTGTTTGTGGATTTATAACTGCATCAACAACACCTTGCGTATTGCTTGGTAGTGTGTTGGTATCGATTGTTACATCTAAAATATTTGGATTGCCACCTGCACTCACAGTGCCTACTATATCTCCTGTTGTGTCGGCAGGATCAGTTGTTTGTTTCAATCTTATTTGACTTACATCATCTCTTACTTCACCAAAGTTTTTAAGCGTAGTAGCCCAACTTAAAATATTTCCAGCAGTGTCTAAGTTACTGCCATTTTGATTGAGCAGTTGGGCAGTAGCATTTCCTGCACTGTCTATTTCAAATTTCATTTTGAACTGTTCTAGTGTTACAACTTTGAAACTTGTAAACAGCGGTGTATAATTGTTTCCTGCACGTAGGTTAGCGAGTTGTGTATCATCAACTTCTTCAATATTGTCAATAATTGTGTGAATAACTGTGTTACGAATTACTTTAGCTGGAGGATTAATTAGTACAGGTACTGTAAAGGTCAGTGTGCTAATATCAATAATGTCATCAACACCACTGGGTATTGCTCTCATACTCCATGTACTGCTAATTAATTCTACATAACTCAGTGTACTCCAATCCAGTGGATTGTTATTTGTGTGTATGTTAAGTGTTGGATTAAACAACACCAGTATTTGTTCTAATATTTGCAATTTTTGTTCTGTGTTAGATGTCCACAAATCAACTTGCATTGTTAAATTGTAAGGTACAGGTTGATGTCTCTTTACAGCATATTGCTGTCCAATTTCATTTTCATAACTGTTGGTTGCTTCATTGTATTTTTTCTCATACACAGGCATTGTTTCTTCATACTGTGGATAAGTTCTACGTTCAGGAGTTACTTCTAATCCTGTTACATGACAACTGATAAATGGTGTGGTTTGTAACATGTTTTCACTGTTCTCACGAACAATGTGTGCAGCCATTCTGCTAACATCACCATAGCGCACAGGCACAGTTTGATAAACAACTTCACCTTCTTCATTGATATGCATAGCAACTTGAAAGCCTGCAAAGATACGAATAAACTGCTGAATGTACTTGCGCAGTTGTTTGTCGTAGAAGTAAGGTACTGCTGTTATTTTTGAATTTTCATATGCCATACTAGTATTTACCCATGCCTGCGTGTTCTAACTCGAGGATACATTAATCCGCTTGTAGGACGATTGTTTACGTCTTTGTTGTAGGTGTTAAACGCCATATTACCTGATGTTGCTCTGTGATTCTTCCACAGTGCTATTCTATCAATGTCTGAACCGTCTATGCTTACTCTTGTGTTTACATCTACATCGATTGCGTCTGCTGTGTCCTGCATCAAGCCCGTGACAGCATTGTCACGCAACCATGTTCTTGCCTGTGCTTGTGTGAGTGTTGGATATACTTCTGCCAAACAAGCCAACAATCCTGCTACGAACGGCGCACTAAAACTTGTGCCTTGACTAAAACTAATAGTGTCCCAGTTTGGTTGGTTTGCTTCCTGTCCTGGATAAGGAATGCCATACGCAATCTCACTGTTTTCCCAAGCGGATATTATTGTTTCTCCTGCGGCATAGACATCTATGCCCGGACCCCAGTTGCTGAAGTCGCATTTTCCTTGGTCTGTGTGGTTGCTAAAAGCACCTACGCTGATAGCACCACTCTGATAATATTTGTCACCTC